TATTAAATTTGTAATCATCACTCAACTTGGGGTGATTGATTATTTCCTCTATTTTTTTTATATCTTCCATAATTAACAACCTCCTCTACTACAATCATATCTATCACCGACAAATGTTGGTATATCTCTAAATAAATCTCTACCCCTTCTTTGAAGATATACTCCACTAAAATACGCTTTACTATTTGCAACTAAATTTTCATACGGGTCAGGATTTTGATATTCAGGAAATAAATAACCAAAATCACATAAATAAGCAGCAATCCTTCTTAAATAAAATTCAGCTAAATCTCTAATGGCGGTTCTCATATATTTTATTTCGTCCAATTCCGATGGTTGTGAAAATTCACTACTTTCTTTTGATACGGCTTTATTAGTCGTTTTAAAATTAAGGAACGGATATGCCTCAAAATATACCCATTGCGCTAAACAAGGTTGCACATAATCAGTTAAAAAATCTGTTTCTAAGGTGGTTAAGTTATTAAGCGTAACCCCCGATTTTAATCTGTTATAAAAATTAGTTCCTAAAACTTGTTGGATATGTGTGTCTTGTGCAGAATAGATAAACGGAACGAGTTTATTATCATCCACATTATCTTCTATAGTTGTGTTTTGTTTCAAATATATTGTTGAAATAAATTTTACTTTTAAATTTGCCATAATGATTAAAGTATTTGTTGTGTATTATCAGGGGTTATTTTTTGTTCGGGTTCTCCTAACATTCGTCTTGCATGTGTGGGGTTTATACCATATATTAATTCTAAAATTGATGCCCCACTATCAACGCTTGTAATACCTTGTGATACGGACGCTTGTATTGCTAAAATACCCTGAACTCCCGCTGCTGACCCCTTCAATTCTGCCTGTGCTTTTAATTGTATTCCTAAATCTTCTTCTTTATCCACATTAACCTCATCATATTTTTTTAATCTTATCTCTTCATTAAAACCAATTTTAGATAAAACATAATTAAATTGTGCTTCCATTTGTTGTTGTCTAATTTCAATATAATATTGTTGAAATTCAACGAGTAATTCTTGCCTTTCCTGTGTTGAACCTAATTTGCCAGGGGTTAGAATAATCAATTGTGGGGGTATTTCATGCCCCATCACTATATTTTTTTCTACCATATCTTGCAACATAATAAAACGCTCATCACTATCGTTTAAAGTAATGGGTGTTATTTCAGGTTTTTCATCTGCTCCGTTTGAATAGGTGATTATTACCTTACCACTATTTCCTGACCCTTGATAATTTCGTCTAAAATCTCTATAATATTCGTCCATTTCTTCAATACCAGGTATGCCAGTAGCAAAGTTAATTAGAAACGACGGGGCGAACCCAAGTTTTACTTGATTAAGATGGAACCTACTTATTTCGTAATCTAACTCAATCCAATTTATACTTGTAGAATATCCTGGTATGCTATAAACCTCATCTTGTTGTGGGTTAGGTTCAATATAATAATATAGTTGTTTCCCCGTTCTTTCTAATGGGTTAAACTTTTTAATAAATCTTGGTTGATATTCGTCTTTTTTAAATTCCCTCCAATTTTTAGAATACCAATAATGCGGATAATCTATTTCTTTTGTTTCAATACCCTTTCTTATTTTAGCAAATGGCATGTAATGTATTGAAAATGAGCTACCATCCATATTCCATATTACCTCAAAACAAAAACCATTAAAAACTTCAAAATCAACATTACATCTTTGTAATACCTCATCTAAATTATTATCCTCTACATATTGTCTTAATTCAGGGGTTATTATATCTACCAATCCAAACCCTGTAGTTAAACGGGTTTTTTTGTTAATAATAGATTTATGTGCGGTTGAACCATAATGGTTATACAAGTTTAATAAATAGTGGGGGTATAGATTATCATTTCCCCACTGAATGAACCCGTGTGCTTCATTATATTTATATTCGGGAGCTACATACTCTTCACCAAAATTAAAGACCTTAAAAGCCCCCTTTAATGATTTTACTTCTTCGTTCAATATTATTTCTTCGTTTTTATTTTTCATATTAATTTTCAAATGTATATTCTGTTTTAGGGTTATTAAATGTTGTTCCTGATGTTGAACCTGATGTTATTATATTACATAAACCACTTTCAACAACATCGTTGATAGTTAATCCTGTCGTTGATAAAGTATTACCTGTTGTTTGCCATACAAAGTAATCATAAGTTCCCCCGATTAAATTTAAATAACCTATATTAACGGGGAAATAGTTATATCTTGCATTATTATTTGTCGTATCACCTGTTAAAAAAAAATAATTATGGTCGTGGTTTTGATTACTAAATAAATCCATAATATAAGTAGCACCCGACAAGGTGGTTTTTTCAAATAATGTTAAAGGAACTAATGTTTGTGTGTTAGCCGATATTGTAATCATATTTGTTTTTATTATAAATATGGAACTTTAAATTTTGTTTATATGTAAAAAACCCCCACCTGAAAAGATGAGGGTTTATAGGGTTAAACGAATAAAAGGATAAATTTAAAACCCCTATGTAAAAGTTTTACAATTAAGGTGCTACTGGTAATGATGTTCCAATTAACGAACCATTTATAAGGTAAATACCATTTGCAGATTTAGTGGTGATTTCTAAGGTGGCGCCATTCATATCTCCGAGAGCTACACCTAATGAAAGCATTCCAGCCGTAGCTCTACCCGCACTTTCTACGCCCATCGCATAATATGCACCAGCATTACTTTTCACTACTGCGAAAATCGGTGCCCTACCAAGAGCGACAATTAGATTTCTTAAATCACAAGTTAATTCTATGAACTTTAATGATAATACACTCTCATAAAAAACTGAACCATTTTCTCTTGAAAATTGTCCGTTTTGGTTAATTCCTGCATATTCTATATCTTGTTCTATTTCGTATAATGTAATACCAGATGTTACGCCAGTAATAGTATTACATACATCAAATGTGTATGATTGGTCTATATCCCAAGTTCCAATCCATACTTTCTCTACCCCTCCTAATGTTGCGCAACCCAGCACATATCCCTGGTCTATAATACAACTCATATCTTTATGTTTTTTTTTAGTTTATTTTTTTATAAAGGGGACTTTCACCCCTTAAGTTTTTTTAATTATTATAGTTGAAAGAATACAACATAGTCAGGGAATGCAAATTGAACTCCTTGCTTCCATTTAGCTCTAAATCTCACCTCGTCAAAGTCAGCAGAATAAAAAATTCTAAACTCCTCTGCGTCTGATAATAAGTCAGTTCCAAAGTAAAAGTTAGATGCTGATGATAAGAACATTTGGTTTGTTCCATTTAAACCACGAACAGCAACAACTTTAATGTTCGTTCCTGGTATTGGTTGTGAAAAGTCCTCACCTTGATTTTCTGCACCTGTATAGTGGAAAAGGTTAGCGTTTCGTAGAGCTAATGCGTATGTTCTATACACATCATAACCAACAAATAATGTTAAGTCGTCTTGTCCTAAAATGTTAGTAGGGACAACTGAAGAAACATCATCAATTAAAGTAATAATGTTTGCCGCTGTGATTGCAGTTGCTGAAGTAATATTACCATTAACTACTGAACCTGAAAAAGTTGTTGAAGCTAATACCCCAAATCCATCACATAAGTTTAGGTTAGTTTGACCTGTAAGAGAAACATCACCTTTCCAAATCAAATCATCAATAAGAGCGTTGATTTTATCAGCCTTTTCAGATGCAAAGATTTCTTCAAAAGGGATTTGTTCGTTATAACTACCTGGTCTCATCATTTTTTGCGTATAATAATTTTCCAAAGTATCCAGACAAATACTCTCATTCACCTTTAACGGACATACCGCTAATAATTGTTGAGTTAAAATTGTTTCGCCAGCATCGTTAAAACCACAGGCGCCTGCTTGAGCAACCAAGTCAGAGTTTAGGATGTTAATCGTTGCACTTGATTTTATATCAGGTTGCACCGAAATGTATCGTAGGGTTCTTCCCCCCAAGATTGCTTTTTTAATCAAAGCCATCTTATTTTCGTCAGTGTAAGTCGTTAGACCTAAAACATTTAAAGACATAATGTAATTTTTTAATTAGTTTATTTTTTTATTTTATTTTTTTTATCTTGCAAAGAATTTTAATTTATCATCTTTACTTGTTTTTGAAAATTTAATTTCGTGATTTGTAGGTGTTTCAGAGGGGGACTTTGAAAATTTATTAAAATCATTTTTCATCGTGTTATTTTCTTCTTTAATAGATTTCACCTCAACTCTTAATCTTTTAACCTCTTTGATTAAAGAAGATAATGAATTAAATAATTCAGCCATACCTTCTTCTTCTTCTTTTTTAGTATCGGGGGTTTCAATTTCGTTGATAAGTCCATCAGCATCTACATAGATAATTACACCATCTATTAAATTATGTTGTCCTTCAGGTGCGTTAATATATTTACCATCAATTTCAGCTTGAACTCTTGCACCAATTGCTAACAACCCACCAATAATTCTTACCCTTGTTCCGTCCATAAGGGTTGTATCTAAATCCATCATTTTGTCTTTTTCTACCATATCATTATCTTCCATAGAAATACTATCTTCAACATCATCTACATCAATTTCTAATGCTTCAGTTTGTTCTGTGATATTAGTAATTTTACCATCAACAACATTAAGCAATAAACCATCCTCTAATTCGTAATCTCCGTTGGGTAAATCTACTTCACCATCTGCGGTAATCTCTTTTACCATTTCACCAACATCCAAACCTTCACCATAACATCTAATTATTCTACCATCGGTGGTTTTGTAATCGGCACCAAACTTTTCATCTGTATTAAAAAGTTCTTTAATTTTCCCTAAAATTGTTTTTTTATTCATGCTTTTTTTTTATAAATATAGTTTATTTTATTATGTTTAATGGTTTTTATTTCTCCAACTTATCCTTCACCTCACTTACCCCATAGATAATGGATTTAAGACCACTAAAAAACTTTTTAATCTTATCTGTAATACCTTCTCCTTTAATCCATTTTACTTTTTCATCAATACTTGTGTATTCTATCCAAATGAAAAACCCAGTCCATAATTTTGTAAATCCATAATCAAACCAAATGTATTTCCTTGTGATTTCATTTATCATATAATAATCTATAAAATAAGAAAATAATATTACCGATAAATAAATTATTAGTTTAACACATAATCCCCTTCTTGTTTTTCCACTTGTAATAAGTTCCCCCTTTTGTTTAGCATACCACCTACCAACAAATGTATCAAAAATAGTAGCTATTGTTATTATCATCATTAGTGGAAATAGTGGGGACATAAAAGTTAAAAAGGCAAGACAAAAGTTAATAGTAAGGTTTTTCATAATCCAAGTATTAGTTTTATTTGTTGTTCTTTATCTTCATCAGGTAAATTAGAAAATAATATGTTTTTTACCGAATTAAATAACTTATCCGATAGTTGTGTTTCATAATCTTCTTTAAAAAATCCTTCTAAACTAAATCCTGTAAAACCATTTTCTTTTATTTCATTCCAATAGGTTTCATCTTCAATAAAAAACGATGCTACCCAACTACCTTTTGGTAAGTCAGGGTATAATTTACTTTCGTTTCTATCCCCCACTATAAAACTCTCAATCATATATACACCATTAGCAACTCTTGTTGGGTCGTGTTCTTCATTTACACGATGTATTTTATTTTCTTTGAAGTATTTTTTCATCATCTTTAAAATCGTCTCCTCTTTAAATTTAACATAATACTTACCAATTGTTGGGTTAAATCTTAATATGGGGGTTTCAGCCAACATAACGGGGGCTGTGATAATTCTTTTTTCTTCGTTAAGTGAAAATTCTAATTTACTCATATTATTATTCCACATATTTCTATTAGCCCACTCCATCTTGCGTAATGCCCATTCAACTCCTTCATCACCACCCCAAAAATCCCAACTGATGCCTCCACAACCTTTGTCGTAGGGAACATCTTTATTTTGTTGATGTCTTTTAAATGATGCCATCCTACCGATTGTGTCTAAAGATAATTTATCCCCATTACATAATTGGTTTGCCCTTTTTAAACCAACCAAAGTTCCACAATCAGTTTTATTTTCTCTTTGATATTTTAAAGCTCTACATGCGTTTTCACTTGCAGCTTTTGGGTAGTCATTAAATGTATCGTTCAATACACTAAACATAGTCCAATTAAGTTGTGTTGCGGGAGAGGTGACGAATGATATTGCATCAACCCCACTTTTCATACTATCTTCATCTATTTCTAAATAGTAAGTTGGTAATTTTTCCATAATCTAAATATCAATTTAGTGTTTTTTGTTTAGTCGTTAAAATTGAACGCTATTTTCAATACGATTTATTCTCTTTTGTGATGAGGTTATTTCACTTTCAACAACATAAGCCCTTATGGTTTGGTTTTGATTATTATTATCCCCAAATACAACACCTTGTCCGTTTGATGTTCCTGAACCTAATTGTGGTAATAATGATTGACCCCCACCAGCTCTGTTAATCATATCTAATGCTTGGGGGAACATAGAGGTTGAACGGGCATTTATTACCGCTTCGCCAGGTGCTAACATAGATGATACACTATCAACATCTCCTGGCATTCCATTACCAGGAACAATACCACCTCTTGCGGCTTTAAATTGTTGTGAGGCTATAACCCCTATTTGTGCTGCTGATGCAACTCCAGCTATACCCGCTAATATAAAGTTCGCTGGTGGTGGGGCTGCACCTAATGCTTGTAATACGGCTAATGCTCCTGCTTGAATACCTGTTGCAATATTAATACCTTTTTCTCTATTAAAAGCCTTTCTTTGTATTTTTTTAGTTTCTTCTTCTAATTTCTGTTGATTTTGTTGTGTAATAGCATCAAACTCCGCTTGACTTATTATTCTATTTTCCAGTTGGGATTTTAATGATAAACTCTCTACCTCGGCAGCTTCGTTTATTTTTTCTAATCTTTTTTTACCCACTTCTTCAAATAAGGCATTTAATGAATTTGCCAATTCTAAAACTGCGTCCCCATATAAAGAAATGTTTTTTGCTAATTCCTCATATTTTTTGTTTTGTTCCGCTAATCGTTTCGCCGCCGCATCTTCCTCAATTTTTGCCATATCGGCATTAAATATTTTTTCTTCTAATAATACTATGTCTTGGTAATCTTGCTTACTTATTTTTTCCTCCTCTAATAATTTGTCTAAATCGTGTAATCTTTCAGTATATGCCGCTTGACGAATTGCCTTTTCTTTTGCTTCTCCACTTTCCATTTGGGAAATTTTTAAATCCCTTACTTTTTTCTCATCTTGGAATGCTTCCTCACGAAGTTTTTTGGCTTCTTCTTTTTCTTGTTTTTCTTTATCTTGTTTTTTCTTAAGTTCTTCTTCAGCTTGTTTATCAAAAGTTGCGTTTATTTCTTTATCTTTTTGAATTTTTTCTGCATTTAAATTATCTATAATTTTTAATTCAACATCACTTAATGTTTTCTTATCCTTTTTTAAATCTTCAATTTGTCTTTCAAAACTAACTCTGTTTGCCTCTAATTCTTTTGCTCGTCCCTCCTCCATTAAAGCTAATTCACTATCTTTTAATTTTCTTAAATTTTCTTCTGCAAGTTTTTGTTGTTCGTCTGCGGTTTTTTGTTTATTATCCGTTTCTCCTTTTGCTGCACTTTTTCTTGCTGCTATGGCATCTGCTTCAATTTTTTGTATTGCAAGTTGATAGCCAGCGACTTCATTTTTTAACCCCAATAAAGTATTTTCTTGTTCCTCAATCATTTTTAACCCATCCGTTTTAACTGCCTCGGGGTCAAATACAAAACTCGCAAGAGTATCAGTAATACTATCTGTTAAATTAAGTGCTCCTGATGTTATACCTAACAAAGCAAGTCCCTCCGAAATCCAGTCAATAGCCTTGGTGATTACTAAAAGGGGAGCCATAGAAAGCATTATAAACCCTTTGAGTATATCTTTATTTCTTTGTTCGGTTTCTATTTGTGATTTTAGTGTTAGTTTAGCGTTTTTAATACTTACTTCTAATGCACCAATATTTGCCTTACCTTGTAAAACCTTTTTTTGTAAAATTTCTTTTTCAGTTAATCCCTGTAGTTTTAATATATTATCTTGTCCTTTTAATTCTTTAAATTTCTTTTCTTGTAATTCCAGATTTGCTGCTGCTTTTTTATTTAGGTTTTCTTGTTCTACACTAATCCCACTCATCGCAGCTTTAATATCATCCCAATAAGCAACTAATAAACCAACAGCAATAACTAATAAACCTATACCCGTTGCTGCCACTGCACCTTTTACTCCTTGTAATGCCGCTGATGCGGATTTACCAAAAGCCACAAAGTTAGTTTTTAATTTTGTTATATCATCCCCTAACTCACCTAACGATGCAATAGCTCCCGACATAGCCATTAACCCTTGTAATTTAACCATCGTTTCTTGTAGGGCTTCTGACTTACTACCAAATACGGCTTGAGCTCCCGCTAAACCTTGAAATGCATTAACCCCAATTTTTGCTACACTTGTTAATCCTGCACCTAAATTACCTACTGCTGATGTGGCGGTTGCGTTAATTACAGATGCGGTGTCTGATATTTTATCCTTTAATTGTCCCGCCTTTAATGTTAATTCTGTAAATCTTGCTGAACCAGGTTCTAATCCCTGTAATTCTTGTGTTAATGCTTTTAATTGTGCCTTTAAAGTTCCTGTTGATTGTTCTGTTGTTTTTATGGAATTATTTAAACCATCAACACTTTGTTGTCCCTGACTACTATCAACTTTAATATTTATCTGTGCCGTTTGTGCCATATCTTATTTTTTATTTGATTTAGGATGTCCTTTTTCACAAGTTATTTCAACTATGGCATTATATTCGCCTGTAGCGTATCCTTGTATAATAGCGTTCTTTTTTGCATTCCTTCGTTCTCCTTCATTATCGGGGGTATAGGTATAACATTTACCCTCTTGTCCCCACTTATAGCCTGGTAAGTCGTTTAAATTACAATCTTGAATTGGCATAATATTTTTTTTATTGTTTAATCATTAGTATTCCTGCGGCATTAAGGGGAGCTGCTCCTGAACCATCAGTTTGATATATGTCTCCCGTTGTTAAACCACCACCACCAGCATTGGCATCATTAGCAAATGCGGGTATATTATTTATATTTAAAAAACCTGAACCAGAAGGGTCAATACCAATACCACCGCCAGCGTTTAAAAACATAAAAGAACTAATACCAGAATTTGTTGCTTCAAAACTAACACCAGCTGGGGCAATATCAATTTGATTAACAACACCTGCTGTTCCATCATCATATTTTAACTCTATCGTTTTTGAACTATCTAATGCTACATAAACATATTCACCTGTAGATGTATCTAAAGTTTGTAATCTATGAGCTAAAGTGTTTGGGTCTGCTGTATAAGCATTACTTAGAAATGTTGTATTACTAACAACCGAACTACCCATATTATTAGGAAAAATTACTTGTGATGCAAAATTCCCACTGATATTATCACTTGTAAATACACTAAAGGTTCCAGGCGCTATTGTTAAATTCATCGGTAGATTACCCGCAACAGATGGTATATCTAATATTATATTTTCTGTATCATCAATACTAAATGTTGCCACATTAACCCCATTTGTTTCAACTATTATACTTGTTCCTTGATATGTAGAATTGATTGTATTAACATCGGTGGCGTCTAATGGGTTTTCAACCTTTAATTTTGTAATTGGGGATAAACCTTGTTGTAAAGATAAAGATGATTTACTTGTATCCCCAAGTATTTTTACTGAACCATCTAAAATTATATCATCAAATATTGTGATTGGGGAACATCCGTGTAAGTTTGTGATGTATAAATCTGCAATACAATTACCACTACCACCACTGAATGTTGAACCTGAAACTAAAAGTGGTATTTGTCCGTTGTTTGTTCTAATCCATGCACTATCATCATTTACATTAACAAATATTTCACCAATAAAAGTGTCCGTATCTATAAATGTTGATAAAGTATTACCTGTTGGTATTGTTGGAACTACACCAGGTGTGTTCGTTCTCTTTAATAATAATCTTGAATATTCTGTTTTATCCGACATAAGTTTTTAATCTAAATATTTATTTTTGTTGTTTGTTTTTGTTAAATTGAATTACTATTACCACCATCTATAATAGGACGGGACTTACTATCTCCCCCATAATTTCTAACACTATCTTCCGTTCCGTCAATTATATCTATTAAGTTTGTTTTATTAATTTTCATAACATCATTTTCTCCCCCATCCGTTAAATAAAATGTATTATAAACTAACCCATCAATAGAGGATAGTTTCCAATTACCAACATAAATAGATGTATTTTCATTAGGGGTTATATTATCACCAACTACGATGATTTTATCATAAGTGTTTGTTGAACCTGTTGTTCCTGATGAGGTTGGGAATGGGGACTGACTTGGTATTGAATTATTATCACCTATTATCATACCCGACATTATACCTCCCCCAACATTATTATTATTTCCACGAATAATATAACCAGGACTTTCAACAGCGTTATTGTTTTTCATCATCGCCATCGTCCTATCAACTGATGCCGCAGTTCCATTTGCCCCACCTTTTAAAACTATATTAGATGTGGCTTCACCATTTCTATCAAAGATATATTCGTTTAAACTTGTTCTTGCCCAACATACCCCTTGTGTATAAACCCCACCTAACGCATTACAATTGTCTTCGGTAAGTATTGCTCCCGACTTGGATACAAAAGCTAAACCTTGAGGGGTTTGTGTCTTTATTAAGTCAATAGGTAATCCCTTTGTTTGTGTTGCAACCTCAATATTGTCGGGAGCAAATATGTTAATGTTATTTAATTTATATAAAACAACCTTTGTGGTTTTATCTGAGCCAATTGGGTTATAATCAACTACCTTATTTAATCTCCAATAACTATTATCAATCAATATAATATCTCTAAAATCTAAATCTGCAATATCTTTAGGACGCAATACAAAATTCGCCTCTAATAGTTTAGAATTAATATCTATAATATCTAATAATGTATTTTTATGGAACTCCTCCACTAATGTCCTAACTGGATAGTTTGTTGTATTCCAATAGATTTTATCTGTTGTCCCAAATCCTAAATCAAAAGTGGGGTAATACGGGTCGTCCCACATACCACAATAAGGATATTGATTACATAATATACTTGTGTTTGTTGGTTCTCCAACAAAATCTTTTAGATAAAAGGGGTAGTTTGTATTTTGTAATCCCCCATAAAAAAGTATTCTTGTTTTTGTTTTTACAGGTTTAAATTCATTTTCTTCTATATCAACAAATTCGGGAGCTACTCTATCCCCAATAGCATATTGTGTATCAGGTGTTGGTGAAAATAATATTTCTAATTTTTGTTCTTTATTTGAAAAGTCATTATCAACCGATAATGCATAGTCCCCATATATCCTTTTTGTTTCTTCTGTATATTGTGTATTAAAATAATCTTTATCTTCCTTATACGAATATGTAAAAACCGAAGCATCTAATTCAGACATCGGGGTTATTTTAATGTCTTGTGATTTATCTAAAATATAAGTCCAATCTAAAACCCTTTGTCGTGAAGAATAAAAGTCATCACGGGGTTCTATGTTGATTATATTAGTATTAGATGGGTCGTCCCAAGTAACCAGATTAAACATTTTTAAAATAGATATGAAAAAATCTTTAATAGTGTTGTTTGGTAAAATTTGGTTCATATCAATCGGGTCATCAACCCCCGATAAAGTATTATTAGATGGGATTACTTCAAACTTTGTTAATTTATTAAGATTTTCATTTATTAAAGCTACTGCAAATTTATCATTATTACCACCAACAAATCCTACATTATTAAATTCAAAGGCAAAAATAATTCTAATCTCATCAAACTCTAATAGATATACATTAGATTTTGCCATATCAATAGGAACTGCTTGGGATACATCCAACCAGGGATTTGCATGTCCCGCAGCATCACTTGGGGTAAAGTTAATTGGGATACTTGTTTCTGCTAATATCGTGGTTTGGTTATTTCTTGTAAGTATTATTTTTGCATATATCTTTAAATCCCCATTATTCCAATTTATATTATTACCATTTAATTCATAATATTTTACATAAACATCTCCATTAAAAGCTATTTCATAAAACCCTGAATTTGCACAAGTATATTTTGCAAAAGAATTGGGGGCTATTTGATTAGAACTTATAGTCCATTCATTATTAGGGTTTTGAAAATCTTCCCCACCAAAAGTTCCTGATACTCTATCTAACGGAAAATAATAGTTATTTACAACTTCGTTTTTAAACCAAGTGGGAGATGCGGTTGTGTTTCTTAAAATGGGACTTAAAGATTTAAACCCTGTATTTGATGATGAAGCATCTAAATAGGTATATCCATTACTGGTGGCAGTTGTTATTGTATTACCCGTTCCTATTACACCTACCCTTGTTGTTCTATTTGATACTTCGTCTTCTACAAGTTGTAAATTACTATCACCATAGGGTATTATTAGTTTTTTAAAATAGTCGCTATTAAAAAAGTTTGAACGATATTCATATCCCGCCAATTGAAATGCTTTATCAATTATTGTTTTAACATAAACTGCGGGAAATAAATTGTTTGTATATAACTTATCATAAGTGTCGTTGTATTGTCCGTAAATAATATAGGGATATACATACCCATCACCACCAATACCATTAAATACATCTTGACCGAACTTTTTAATAGTATAACTCCAAGAGTTAGTTATGTTCGTTTTACTTCTGTCGTGGTTATATTCCGATAAATCTAAATTTTGTAAGGTTAGTTCCCCCCACTCATTAACTATATTTTTTAATTGTCCTACAACAACCACCTCATAATCAACTGCATTATCAATAACATTAATATTTAATAGTTGAAGATTACCAATTAAGACATCTTGTTCCCCAATACTTATTCTACAAGGTATAGATTTTTTAGGGTTAAAAGTTATAGTATCAATATTAACCTCAAAAAGTTGCTTGAAGAATTGATTGTTTGTGGGGGTGCCAGGTAAAGTTATTGTTTTAGAAAAATTCGTTGTCTTTTTTGTAATATCTAAAATGTCTTCAACTTGGTAGTTAATTGATACTGATAAGTCATCATAAGTATCTAATGTTCTACCTGCAGCAATTACGCTAAATCTATTCATAATCGTTTTGTAATAAATATCTTTTTATGGTTGGTGTTTTTTAGAACCTATACTCGTTTGACGCAAATATAAAATTAAAACTATAACTAAATAAATCTTCATTTATTTGCTTATACACCTCTATCTTTTTCTCCTCTAATTTACCACCATATAAGTCGTTGTCGGGAGTTTGTAGATACACGAAGGGGGATTGTATTAAATCCTCCATTAAGTCCCTCTCAAACTCATATAACCATCCTGAATTTACAAGTATAGATTTCCTTGAACGAAGGAAAAAACTTTTTTCACCCCGTCCATAATCATCATATTTAAAGGTGTTGTCTTCCCAATTACCTTCTTGTTGGTAATATGTCTTTGTTTCACTTTCTATATTGTCTCGGGACACATAAATAAATGGATATGCTATCCAAGACCCCAACTTATCCTTCCACATAAGGTGGTAAATTTGATATTTAGAGCAATCTTTATTTAATTCAAAACAAACCTTATTAGAATATTGTGTAATATTACCATTACCATAGGCTGCAAATAAACAATAATTATCAACACTACCACTATACCCACTAAAACTCCCCCCGAATTGTTGTGAAAATGTTAGATTACTTATTTGGTCTATACCGATTGGGGCATATACATCATCTTCAGTATTTGCCACAACGACATTCCCCAACGATGTTCCATTAACATCAAAAAAGGAATAACCAAAATTGGTGGTTGTTGTTGCACTTGCACTTGTCGTATCATAATGTAATAAAATCCACCCAATAGTTGATTTCTCAACTCTATATTTTTGTAAATTATTTAAAATGGTTGATGGATAGTTTAAATTGAAAGAACGATTTTGTATAACATACTTATCATATTCGGTCATACTAAATTCGTGGTTGTTAAGACGAGCATTAAATACACATAACCCCGATATTGTTAGTTCATTTGGAAATACTGATATTCTATTATCAGCAAATGTTATATTACCTGGTAAAATGGGGGATGCCCCCGTATTTGATTTATCAGTTAAGACAACTAAATAACCTAAAATTGGGTCTATAAATATATTTGTTATATTACATACCCCATTATATTCAGGTTTAGGAACACCATAAATAACACCAGGTTCAACAGGGGTTGAACTTAAGAATGTTTTTGCCGTTGTTAATTGATTAGCACTTGGTATTGCCGTTAAGGTAGTCAATCCATTATAAGAGGGATTAGTTATTTGACCCGTGACTTGTATAGATGCCCCTAATGGAAATGGGACTGCGGTTGAACCTGTAAATCCTACGGCTCCTGATTGAAATACATTATCTAAATAAGCCCATCCATAAACATCTTGTTGCACATTTATGGTGTCCCCAATCTCAAAACATACACCACTTAATGATGTGATGCCTGTTGCTATAAAACCTAAAACCCCACCACTAAATATATTATCATCAAATTCTAATACACAATTTTTTTCACTACCTGCTTTTATATCATAACAAAAACGGGTGTCAGGGCCTGGAAAGTGTAATCCATAATTTACTGATTGTCCTGTTAAGTTTTGACTTACAAAATCTTTTAATACATTTGATAAATTAAGTTTAGCATTACCCTCTAAATCGGGGTTCATTTTATATTTAATAAACTTTTGTGTTGTAAAAGTATTTACCCCAAATGGTTGCGTTGTAATTAAGTCAATTACAAATGATGTGGTTGATGTTATTTTTCTTACTATGTAATACCCCGTGTATAAATTATTATTTAAACTATCATCTAAAAATAGATAATCCCCCAAGATATAATTATGGGGAATAGACCCCGTAAAAAGTTCCGTGAATATATTACCATAAACGGCATAAGATGCAGTTGATATAATGGTCGCATCATCAAAACAAATGTTAATTAAGTATTTATAGTTCTCACTAATAAAAACATCCGTATCAAATAGTTTAGTTGGGATGGCGGAATATGCCGCCATAAACTCGTCAGGTTGTGTTATTGCTGATATTGCCATGCTTATATTTCTTTATAATTTTTATTTATCATATCTATTAAATTATTAACCACTTCGTCTTCATATTTTCTTTTTAATGTATCGTTGGTCTCAAATTCCCTTACCACCTTACTAATAACATTAGTTGGTTTTATACCAAATTTAAAAATACTTTTCTGTATAGCATAAGCGGCATTTTTATTCATACCCCTAATTCTTACCCACTGAAGTAATGGTTTAATTGGGGGATATGTTCCCCTTCTTCTACCTTCATCAACAAACTTTAAATAATCTTCACTCTCAATTACCAACTGATAGCCCTCTGCTTCTTCTTTTAATTTATAGTTTATTGATTTTACAAGTTGTCCTGATGCTGTTTTACCTGCGCGTAGTAATTCCCTAACTAATATTTTAGTATAGTCAATCCCAAACTCTTTCATCTTTTGATTTGAAACAGGTTCAAACTTTACATTTTCAGGCATTCTTTAATGAATTACATAGTAAATTTATATCACTAATATATCTAACCCCATTAACACTTACAGAAGTGTCTATAAAGATTATACCCAAATCAGTTGGGATATGTGCTTGGGTTGAAGATAGTATTTCTATTTCATCTATAATGATATATTCTTGTTCGTTCATTATAAACCCGTTTTGTGTTTTTGTTAAATTTATCATATCTATTTTTTTT